TTTTGCCAATTCCTCGGGCGGCACACCTGCCTTGCGGCCTGCGTCTACCACTTCCATGATTTGCCGGAAAAACTTTAGCCTCTCCGCTTCGGGCAGTGCTTTGACCTGTTCTTGGAATGTCATGTGTTCTTCTCCTTAAGTGACTCAAGCTGTCTAACAAAGTTGTCCCACTCAGACACCAAGTCATACCTGTCTCTGTCGTTTACGTAAGTTTCATGCGTCAGTGCCGTGCCAGTCGGGTCAATGCTCTCTATCATTGTTTTGTAGTGCCTTATCAAAACGTCAATTCGCTCCTCTGTTGTTTTCTGTGACCACAGTGTCATGTGTTCACCTCTTTGAATTTTTTCAGCAACGCTCTGCCAAACTGCACCTGTCCCCACGGCATGGGTGCGCCCCGGTGTTTTTTCACCACATCAAAGTAGACCTGTTCAATTTGCGTGTCGGTCAGCCCTACCCACTCACGCTCTACATACAAAGCCCACACCTGACCAAGCGGCGTGAACAAGGGTGAGTCTCTGTCTGTGCTAACCACACCGTTAGATGGGTCGTACCATGCGATTGGTTTCATGTGTTTCCCCTTGCTAAATGTTTGACTCGAATTTTGTTGCCGTTTATTCCAAACCGCCACATACCAATGCAATCTTCAAAGTCATTAATTTCTTGTTGCGTCCAATTTCCAACCTTAAGATAAGTCATGCTTGCCCCCTCTCCCTCAGTCCCTTAGCGTTTGCTTGCAGCAGGCTGCGCCAGCTTGGGTTTTCACAGGCCATGGCATTTGCGTCGAGAAGCGCGGCGCATGCTTCGCGTTCCGCCAGGACTGCTTCGTCAATCAACATTTGCGTCATGCTCCACAGGTCTGTAACAAATTTATTGGATGTGATGGGCTTGTTCATGGCTTCCACTCCTGGTACCAACCTTCGACATACATCTCGTGAAAGGCCCAGGCCACGAGCCACGTCCAACTGAGCTTTTCATCGCGGGTAAAGGTAACCTTTGCCATCATCAGGCAGAGGTTCTTACTGGGCGGGGTCATCATGTCTCTTCCTCCAGTGGCACATCACGCCATTCGCCACGATTGGGTGATGGCAAAGTGTTTCCGTCTTTGTCAGTGATGTGTACTGCCAGCACTATGTTTTTGTCTTCCCACCATTGCTGAAGTGTGCGTATCTTTTTTGGGCGGTAGCAAACCTCTATTCCGTGTCGATCAGTTACCTTTACATCGTGTTGCTCAAAGCCATCCGCACGCTCAATAAAGCGCAGTTTTGGTGTTGGTGTCATCGCTTCATCCCCCGAATGTACTGAGCAAAGCTCTGCACCGTATCGCGGCCAAAGGGCAGGGCAAACTTGGTCTCCAACTCCACCGCCACCTCTTCGATGGCGTCATTGCGGGTCAGGTGTGCAAACTCGGCCGGGTGTGAGTGCACGTCTATATGGGCGACCTCTGGGGTCTCGGCCCTATGAGGGTCGGTCGTATATTTTCCGCATTTCATGCACTTCAGGCTTTGCGTGTCCGTGTAAAAATGCCAGTTGTGTTTGCACGGCTGCATTAAAACTTCTCCTTGTAAAACTTGCCGATCACTTCGGCCAGCTCGTGGATATGAAAGTCTCCGCCTTCACCACCAAAGTTGGTGATCCAGATCATGCCAGGCTGAATGCCAGGCGTGAGGGTCCAGCCGGCGATTTTGACCTCGTAGCGCTCGCGCGCGTCCTTGAAGCCCTGGTCATAAGCCACCTGCGCCTTGCACGCATCTTCAATGGTCATCAAGGTGTACTTCTGGCATTCTTCCCAGACAAACTGGGCGTTTGTTTCACCAATCATTTTGCGTTCCGCTTTGGTTAATTGTTCCCACCAAGATTGAAATGTCATTTCCCTTGCTCCTTGTTCTTGAATCTGTCGCTTACGCCACCCGGTCACGGCCAACCCCAAACAGCCCCGTGATCCGCGACCAGGCCAACTTGCGCAGGGACACTGCAGCCAACTTCTTCTCGAGCTTCAGGACCGTAAAACCCAGCTCGAGGTTTGCGCCCACCAGCTCGTCAATGTCTTTGCGGCACTGTGCCAAGCCCTCACTAAACCCTTTGGCATGGGCCTCGGCTGCCACATCTTTAAAGGTGCGGCGTTTATATTTAGTCCGTGTCATATTGGTTTTCCATGTGTTGAAAGACGATGTGTTCCAAGTTGGCCAGGTCTTCCCCTGTCATCTCGCTCTCCAGCTCCGGGTAGGGTTGGCCGTCGAGGTGGAGGATTTCCCATTCCCCACAGCCGCCCTCTTCTGGATGGCTGTCGCCCGGGTCCGCGCGCAGGATGGGGGGCAGGTACGGCTCCCAGTACGTCACGCGGACGATGCAAAGGATGCCATTGATGCTGTGTTCAAACTCAGTCATGCTCTACCTCCGCCACCTGCACTTTGATGTTGCCATCTTGGATGTGCTTGAACAACTGGCGCTGGAAATCCATGCGCATTGCATTGGTGTCGATGACCAGGAACGCTTCCCCTGATTGCACCAGGCCAGCGGTCAAGGTCCGTGGCGCGCGGGTCTTGATCCGTTCACTGCCCATCTTGTAATAGGTAATTGGATCGCTCATAGCGGCATGTCCCCGTGCCATGGTTCGTCGGCCATGCGCTTTAGATTGAAGATGAACCTGTATTGCGGATGCACCTTGACGAACAGGCGCGCGTAGAACGCAATGTGGTTGTTGGAGATTTTGAAGTCTACGCCTGTGGTGGTCATCGCCACCTCCCAGCGGATACGGTTGATGATGAGCCAGTGGCTGATCTTCCTGTGGCCGGCGCTGATGGCCTCGAGCGTGAATCGTTCAAAGTAACCCCACACCAAGGGGTTACCTGCGTTGAACGCGTTGAACTCACGCTGCCTCAAATGAAACGGCGTGTTCATGCTCATCGGTCATTCCTTTCTTGCTCGTCCATCCAAAACCAAAGTTTCATCAGGCCGATCAGGACAAGGCCGGCGACGATCATGCCAAGGCCGCCCAAAAGAATTGTTGCGACGATGGTCTCTGTCATGACTTGATCTCCAACAAAGGCTTGTCGTGATCAATGTCCACGTACTCAGAGTACAGACTGATTTCAAAGTCGCCCTCAGGCGTCTTGATTTCAATGGTCCGTGTAGCGTAGACACTGTCCGGGCCAGCGCTGTGTTTAATAGGACTGACGGTGATGTTGGTCACCCGATGAATATTCAAATTGAAGTTCATGACTTTCTCTCTTTCTGTTGATGGAAATTAAATTATACGTGTATCGTACCAGTTGTGTCTAGTACTTTCCCTAGGTCTTGTAAAAAACCCAGGCAGCTATCAAGCAGAGGGCGTATACCCTCCACCTGATAAGGTTGAAGTAATCTTCAACGCTCACCGCTCGACTCCTTCAAGGCGGTCTGCCACCAGCTTGGCGTAGCCGGCAATGTCCACCCAATGGTCGACTTTGTCGGGGTTGCCGTTGACGATGCGGCCGATCTTGTGCACGATCATCTCCAAGGCTTCCCACTGGTCATCAGCAAAGGTCTTGTCGTGACTGGCCGCGTGGTCCGCGAGCAGTCGTTTGATACCCTGCATCAGTGCAGCGCCGTCCTTGAACTTGCCGTAGTCCTTGGCCCGCTCGTCGAGGGTCTCGTCCACGTCGGTCCCTTCAACCTCTTCCAGAATCTTTGCCCAGGAGCTGAGAGGAGGCATCGGCACCATTTCAGGCGGCTTCCACTCCTCTTGGATTTGCTTGCGCAGCTTGTAGGTCATGGGCTTGGACGCCTGGAACTTGATGGCCACCTTGGTCGCATCGGCATCTGGATGCTTGCGAAAATACTCGCGGATTTTGTCTGACTTGTTCACTTACTTTCTCCTTTTCTTTGCTTCGGTTTTTCAATGACTTTTGTCACTGATTCTGTGGTGGTGAAACGGTGCTCGTTTGCGCATTCGTATCGCCGGTATGTGAAATTGTTTTGGAGGCGCGCCCGTGTTTCTTTAACGGATACCCAGGCCTGGCAGATGGGGCATTTCATTTGGGACGGTGGAGTAAAAGGGATTGAATAAACCTCTCGTCTCGCAACATAGGTGCAGGCTTGGGCACATAGGCCACCCCAATTAACACCTTGCCAGTGTTGAAAAATCTGCCTGTTGCAGCAAGTTCTTTAAATACCTTTTGCTCTCGGGTAAGGGCTTGTTTAATCATCGCACTCTTTCTCCTTTCTGTTACTGAGTCTTGATCTTAGCACATCTAGTTCACTTGTCAACAACTCAACTTTCTTTTCTGCATTCAACCAGGCTTCTCGCCACAGTCTCTGATCTTCAATGCGTTGTGCGGCCGCTTCAAGCAGTTCCTCGATGTAGGGGAAGACTTCCTTGACTGAGCGCAGTTCCTCTTGTAGTTTCATTTTCACTCCACGGGTGTTTTAAATATTCTTCACGAAGCAGCCCGTACAGCACCAAGTCTCCACCATCGGGGAAGGCCTTGCGCATGCGCCCTTCATACTGAAAGCCCAGGCGCGAGACAAAGCGCTGGGCGTCCAAGTTCTCGGCACGAATGAGGCCCGTGACCCGTGGCACTTCAAGCACTCTGAACGGCAACTCAAACGACGCGTTGAAGTAACTGCGAGACAGCCAGTGGCTCTTGGGCCGCGCTGCAATGTGCATGTCAATGTTGGTGCCTGTGTAAGCCGAGAACACAGTGACGGCCAGGAAGTCGTCCTTGTCGTCCACCAGGCTCACCGAGGTGACGTCCCCTGTCATGCCGTCGATGCCGATGACCTTCTTGGCCCAGGCTACGGCCTCGTCGACACGTTTAAAGCGCAGGATTTTCACGGTAGTTCTCCGCAATCTCATCTTCAAACAGCATGATCTGCTCTTCTGAAAAGCTCTTGGTGATGTCTACCTGGCGGGGCTTGCCGCTGGGGCCTGTGATGGTCAACAAAATCTTGGTGATGTCCAACAACGCGGGCAGCTCTGTGTCCTCCACCAGCATGGATGGGAGCACTTCAAAAGTGAGTTCGACGGGGAACGTCATCTCGGTCTGGTATTTCATTTTTGGCTTTCTTTTTGTTGGCGTCGATGCGCTGCAAGGTCAGGGACTGTTCGTAGGCGTAGTCAAAGGCGGGCAAGATGATGCTGTACATGTAGCTGCCCATTCCAACCTTGTAAAAGGCTGCAATCTCCTTGAGCATGTAGTACGCCTCTTCGGGCAGGGAGACGCTGATCCAGCGCTGCCCAGCGCGCTTGGATGGAGAGGCGCGCACCTTCTCGTAGCTGTCCTTCTTTGGCCGGCCGTTCTTCCTCGGGCGACCTCTCTTGCGTGCTGCCACACGTACGGACTGACGCACGTATGGCTCTGGGTGAGCAGGCACAACTTGTTCTCGTATCTTTAGCGGCATTACCATTTAATTCTCCTTTCTTAGAACTTATCAGTGTATCGGAAAAAACGGGCTGGAGGCAAGCCCCCAGCCCAAATGCTTCAAGAGGAAATAAGGGGCAACTGCAGTCGGCCCCACCTCAATTATGCAGCCTCTCCCCAACTCGGTCCAGTCTCAACATCCACGCGGGAAGGGACTTCCAGGGTCACGGCTTTGGCCATGAGGTTGGCGGCTTCGCGGGCCTCTTCAATGTTCCTGACGGACAGCGCCACTTCGTCGTGCACTTGCAACAGCAGGCTAAACCCTGCCTTGTGCAGCGCCACCATGCCGGCTTTGGTCTGGTCAGCGGCCGACCCTTGGATCAACCGGTTCAGCCCCTTGTAGGTGCCTGCCCGCTTGATCCGCGAGCCGTATTCCATGACGGCCTGCTCACGCGGCAGTGCCTTGTTCACGCCCCACTCCACGGGCTCCCACAGCGGAAAGCGGCATTTGCGGCCCAGGAGCGTGCGAATGGACCCGCCAGAGGCCGGGTGCTCAATGCGCTTCATGACCGCGTCCACGGTGCCCTTGAGAAATGGGACCTTGCTGTGGAACGTGGCAATCAGCTCGCTGGCCTCGTCCAGGGGCAGGTCCAGTTGGGTGGCCAGCTTGGCCTTGCCCATGCCGTACATCAGGCCCAGACCAATGGTCTTGGCAGCCTTGCGTTTGATTCCGGCCATGTCGGCAACCATCTGATGGAAGTCCGTGTCGGGGTTGTCGCGGTAGGCCTGCGCCATCTTCTCCGCGCCCGGCAGGCCCAGCAAGGTGGCGTAGTGCACCAAGAGGCGCGGCTCTTGGGAGGAGAAGTCATTGGCCGCCCAGACCTGGCCGTCCTCAGGCAGGAACAAGCCCCGCACCATGGGGCCGATGATCTCGTGGCGCGCGGGCACTTGCTGGAGGTTGGGATTGGACGCTGACAGACGCCCGGTGACGGTGCCGCCCTCTTCGTTGCGCATTTGGTTGAAGTGGGTGTGGATGCGCCCGTCCTTGGCGCTGTGCTTCAGGTAGGGCTCCAGGAACGTGCCGTGGGTCTTGTTCAGCTCCCGGGCTTCCAGGATCATCCTGGACATCGGGTGCTCATGGGTGTCCAGAAAGCTCTTGGTGAAGCTGGGCGCGCCAGCAGCGGTCTTGGGGTATTGGATGCCCAGGCGGTCGAACGCGGCGGCAATGGACTGCGCAGCCCAGATGTCCACCTGCATGCCGGCCTGGCTCTTCAAGTACTTCAGGATTTCGGTTTCTTTGGTCCGCATGTCAGCCATGTGGCGCTCGCACTTGGCGCGATCAAAGTTGATGCCCTTCAAGGTGATGTCCACCAAGACCGGCAGCACTTCGGTTTCCAAGTTAAATACCGACTCAACTTCGTCGTTGCGCATGAGCGCTTTGAAGTGATGCCAGAGCTTCAAGGTCAGCGCCGCGTCTTGCTCGGCATAGTCGCCCACGTGCATGGCAGGCAGCTTCCACAGCTCCTTCTTGGGATGCACGCCAAAGTCAGACGCTGACTCCTTCAAGCCCTGTTCAGACTTGATCTCCTTGAGGTAGTCAAAGCCCAGGCTGTTCAAGCTGTAGGCAAAGCGGTTCTCGTCCAGCACAGGCGCTGCCAGCATGGTATCAAAGATCGTGCCGTTTACTGTGAAGCCGGTGGCTCTGAGCCATCCGAGGTCGTAGGCGGCGTTGTGCATGATTTTGTCTGCGGGCGTAGCCAGGACATCACGCATCCAGCGCTCCACGATACGCTTGTCCAAATTGCCGCCACCAGCATGAGCAACAGGGAAATAGCCAGCCCAGCCATCGACAGCAATGGCATAACCAACAATGTAACCGTCATTCCGAGGCCAGCCCGGGCCCAGGCTTTCCATATTGGGATCAGAGGTTTCGAGGTCAATTGCAATCTCCTTGGCTTCACTGAGGTTGGGGAAAGAGGATGGCGGCAGCCACTCGGAAATCCGAGGGAACATGGGCATTGTTTTATTTTCTCGCTTCATAGTCTGAAGCCTTTCTGTTCGTTCTTTGGCAGCACGATGTGCAGTGTTTGCTTGGCGCGGGTGATGCCCACATACAGCAGACGATTGATGTCGTCCGAGTTCTTGTCGTAGTCCTTGGCAAACCGCGTGGACAGGTCTGACAGCAGCAGCACGTTGTCTGCTTCGCCGCCCTTGGCCCCGTGGATCGTGGACAGCTTGATGGGCACGTGGCCCGTGAGCCGTGTATTGCGGCGCAAGAGCGAGACCAGGTAGTCCCGGCGGTCCTCGCTGATCTTGGTCAGTGCCTTGTGCCAGATTTCATCTGAAAGAAGTCCGTGTTTTTCTTTCAGGGTGTCGAGCGTGAACATGTCAGCCTGGTCGGCCGTGCGCAGCATCTTGTGGCCGTGCTTGATGAAGGCACTGTCCAAGTACTTGTAGATTACTTTAAGCACATGGAAGGGCACCTCACCGCCCTTGCGCAGCTTCTCCCAGCCCAGCACTGCAATGAGGATGCTTTCGCTCACACTGCGTTGTCCGTGGCGCTCAAACAGCAGGCCCTGGCTTTTGATCCAATCATGCATGTCGGTCAGCATGTAATTGGCGCTGGCCAAAATCAACCAGTTGCCGTGCGTGATGTCGACCTGTTGGAAGTCGTTGTAGTAGCTGATGCTGCCCTCTTCTTCGCGGGCCTTCCAGACCTTGGGCTGGCGCTGCTTGATGCGTGTCACCACGCGGTTGGCTAAGGCGTGGATTTTCGAGGGGACGCGGTAGGACTGATCAAGGATTTTGACATCACCCGAAAACCCCAGGAAACTTGCGACGTCGGCTCCGGCCCAAGTGTAGACGGCCTGGTCATCGTCGCCTGCCAAAAAGCAGCGCTGGGCGCGCAACGAAAGTTGCTCGACCAGCCTCCATTGCAAGCGTGACAAATCCTGTGCTTCGTCGATGATCAATGTCTCGAGCTTTGGCAAGCGCTCTGGCTCCAGCAACACATGCTCCAGCAGGTCGGTGAAGTCCAACAAACTGTGGGATGTCTTATAGTGACGGTAGGCGCGCTCAACGTACTCAAAGTGAAACCACTCAATCTCCATCTTGGACAGGTTGTAGTGGGTGCGCAGGTCCATGCCCCGAATGCGGGCGATGTTGATCTCGTTCAGGATCGGGTTGTCGGCCTTGACGGCAAACTCTTCGTCGCCGCTTTCAATGGCCAGCTCGATGCCGGCCTCCAGGGCAAACTCTTTGTAGTGCTCCGGCGACATCATGTCCTTGGTGCTGATGCCAAGGCACCGGTATGCCAGGCTGTGCAGCGTGCGAAAGAACGGGAAGTCCGTGTCGGGGTTCAGATGCGGGAACTTCAGAATAGCCCTGTCGCGCGCTTCGGTGGCCGCCTTCTTGGTGAAAGCAAAGTACCCGATTTTCATTGGGTGCACATCGCCTGCCAGCTCGGTCTCGACAATGCTTAAAAGGTAGGTGGTCTTGCCGGACCCGGGGGGCCCAAACACTTTGGTGGTGCTCATTCGTCATCCTCCTCATCCCATATGTCTTGTGTCCACACCAGCACAGGGGTGTGCTCACCGACATAGGCACCTTCAATGTTGAATTCAATGTATTCGCGGGCATCCTCCGCGTCCATGCCCTCTTCCATAAGGTTTTCCCGGATAACCTCCGCGTCGTAGACAAGCACATTGGTCAATGACTTGTCCCTCCAGATCATGGCCGGGCCGATGATCGCGTTGTCATGTCCATCAATTTTTAACATCAGAATGGGCTCCTGTTGGTGCGTTGTTCAGGGGTCTCGAACGGTGCGTCTTGGCGACTAAAGCGCGGAATCTTCCAGCACCGCGCAGCGCGGTTCTTGAGAAAGAGGCTAATAGGCTCACCGCCCAGGTCACGCAGGCGCTGCGCCATCTTTGGATGCGTCATAACCTTGAAGTTGTTGCGCACCAGGTGCGCTTCAAGGTCCTTCATGCGGAAGTAAGTCTTGGCCTCATCCTCATCTGTCCATGGGCGGCCCATGAGGATTTCGTCGCGGTCCATTGCCTGCTGCAGGTGTGTGCAGAACTCTTCAAGCATGTCGTTGAAGCGGCCGGTGATACTGGTGTCCTCGCTGGCCTCGGTAATTTGCTCAGTCTCCACCATTTCTTTGAGCAGTGCATTGAGCAGCAGCTCCCAATCTTGTTTGCGCAGCGTGGGCGGCAGCAGGTTGAGCTTTTCGACGCAGGCCTTTTGGAATGCGGCTTGAGCAAACAAGCTCTCCGTATCCAGCTCAATGCGTTTGCCGTTGATGTCAAGGAACCACAGCGGAGGCTCGGAGTTGTACTTGGAGAGGGAGGACACCTGGGGCGCATCTGGCCCGTTGGCCCCGATCCCGTGTTTGCGTGTCCTGCAAAGCCCGCTGTTGCAAAAGCTGTTGAGCGGGGAGTCTTTGCACTTGTACCGATATTCTTTTTTGTGCAACTGCTTGACCAGGACTTGAACCTCGTTGTTGGGCAGGGGCGGGGACACATACTTCAGGTTGTGCTCGACCAGGGCATCGTCCCAGTGTATGGGGATGACCTTCTTGAGGTAGATGCCGATGTTAAAAAGCGCGTTGTTGCGTGTGCCTTCGGGCACGCCCTGTGTGCACAGGGCCTGCAGGCATGGGGGCCCGTCCTTGATCGGATGATCTGGGGCCTTTGGCTCTTCTGGGTACTTGAGGTCTGTGGGCTGCACCCACTGCTCGTACAGCTCGTAGAACTCTTCCAGCGTTGCGGCCGAGCCATCATCCTTGATAGCATAGCGCATGGTCTGGTCCCCACCAAAGTACGGCAGGTTCAGGAAGTTGCCGGTGTCGCCACGGTCAACCAGGATTTCGGCTTGTTTGGGAAAAATCTCGCGGCCAGCTTCACCCAAGAGGGCAGCACAGGCCTTGAGAAACCGCTGCATCTCAGCAGCGGGAATGGGTTCTTTGACAAACAGGAAAACGTGCGCGCCGCCGGACTTGCTGCGGCACACAACCATCGGAAGCTCCAGGCTTCGGACCTTTTTTATGAGGCCTAGGTGATCCAGTGGATACTGGTCAATGTCAATACAGCCCCAGATGCAGGAGTTATCTGCCCGGATCGGGATAATTCCCAGACTCGGTTCAACACCTTCAAGGTGCTTGGTCCACAGGTCGTCAATCGGCGGCTTGCGCACCACGACGGCCTTGCCGGCTTGTTTCCCGTCTCCTCGGGATGACTCAATTTTGTATGTTCCATAGGCGATATCCAGGCCGGAAAAGATCGCTTTGAACCTGGTGATGTCGGTCATTTCTTCTTTCTAGTGAGGTGGGGCCTACTCACGCAGGAAGGGGTACCCGTGTATTGCCTCTCATGAGCTACATGAAACGACTCAACTATCAGTCTCCCAAGCACTTTCGGCCCCGAAAATCAGAATGGCGCTGGACCGTTACCGGCTGCTCCAGTTTCACTTTCATGCTTCACCTTCACGTCACCTGCGCCGACCGACTGCGCAAATGTTTTAGCGGCGTTGTACACATCGACAGACTCAACCGCTCCGGTACGCTCGACTTCCCAACCAAACCACTTGCCTTTGTCGTTGGACTCGGCAACAGTGGAGAGCTTGTACAACTGGCTGTACATCGGAGGCGTGAACAAACCGTTCTTGCCAGGCATCTTGACCGACTGCATCATGGAATTCCACTTGCGGCTCTTCTTGAGCTGCGTGGACTTCATGGTGATCAATGCGGGCTCAGGAATGCCAGACTCGCTCACCACCATCACGTAGTAGTTTGCGGTGTTCTCAATGTAGTTGCCATTGTCCAGGTAATCCTTGTTGTCGCCGGGCTCTTTGTGAGTCTTTGACAGGATGTCGCTGGTTGCAGGGTAGATGTGCACAGGTGCACCGCTGCCTTGACCGCGTGGAGTCCACTCGATGTACTGACGCACGTATGCGCAAGGTACAACGGCGATACCTTTCTTGCCGTCATACAGCTCACCCGTAACGGAGTTGAAGATCATGCCTGGGAGGGCACCATCTACTTCACCCACTTCAGGGCTGGTGTTTGTCAGCAAGCGCAGAAAAGGCAATGCATAGTCTTCCTGCGTCATGCCGTCAAAGCCGGCTCCAGCGTCCTGTTCCAGGTCGCTCATGATTGCCAATGCAGTGTTGGCGGCTTGTGCTGCTACTTCGTTTTTAGCCATGATTCACGTTCCTTGTTTAGTTTGATTTGATAACTGCTTTTTGGCCGATGAATACGCCAAAAAGCTCTGTGTCGACGGTTTGACCCTTTTCGACACGTTCCTTCACCCAGGCCTTGAGAGTCTGGGGTTCTATCTTCTGCGCCTGCTCGGCAGGGTAGCCTTGCGTGCCCAGGAGATTTAGTAGACGAACTGAAAGCTCGTCTTCACCGCGCCCGAAACGGACGCTGATAGTGTTTTTGATGATGTCATCAAAGCCGTTATCGCGCAGCCACTGGTACGCTTCGGCCTGACGTGCCTTTGGAATGCTCGCTCCGTAGAACGGCTTGATGTCAATGCTGCTGCCATCTTCCATGACAAACTTCTTCATCCCTGTCTCGGCCATGGCCTCGGGGATAGTCTGCTCGGTGAGCTTGCGGTACTGCTCGTTGCGCTCGCTGAGAACTTCCTCCATCTCAGCAATCTCTTTCTCCAGCATCTTGGCACGCTTGGCAAGCCCAGCAATACCAGATACCTGGTCGTCAGATACCTTCAACGCACCTGCGTCATCTTCAAATATATTCGTAAGACTCATCTAATTCTCCTTTCTTGAACAAATCAACCTCCAATGGAATATAGCGTCTTTCACGCTTGTCCCACTTGAGGCACTTAAAGCGGCCATGATTTTTGCTGGCAGCTACTGCACAGGCAATGCCTATAGCAGAGGGGTCTCCAATGAGGAGCAAGAAGTCCTCATCGGAAAATTTCTCCAACTTACGCTGGATGCGACGAACTGTCGGTACAACTGAGAAAGCAATCTGCGCGTTAGGCGGCAGAATGGTTTCGATCTGGCCGTAGTCCAGAGCGCTTGCTATGTTGTGTTGCGCAGTCTCAGAGACGACGTATACCTTTGGCACTTGAATTTCTCCTTTCTGAATTCGAGGGACCAGTGTACACTATCTTTTCAGGGTCTTGCAACCCCCTGCCAGAAAGCGAGAACACATGAACCAGTTTTTATCGACCTACCCCTTCAAGAACAAGCCTTTTGTACATCAGCAGGCTTACCTTCAGCGCTTCTGGGACTTCCCAGTAGCAGCGCTTTTTGCCGATATGGGCACAGGCAAGAGCTTCATGCTGATCAACAACGTGGCCATGCTCTACGACAAGGGCAAGATCAACGGGTTTTTGATCGTAGCGCCAAAAGGTGTCTATCGCAACTGGTACGACACCGAAATCCCTAAGCATATACCCGAGCATGTTGTTTACCGCATGGCCATTTGGTCACCTTCCCCCAGGAAGGCCGAGCAGCAGGCGATGGACGAGTTGTTCACAGTCACTGAGGACCTCAAAATCCTGGTGATGAACGTCGAGGCTTTCAGCACCGTCAAGGGGACCGCGTATGCCAAGCGCTTTTTGCTGGTGCACAACGCCATGATGGCGATCGACGAGAGCACCACCATCAAGACCCCGGGCTCGGCGCGCAGCAAGAACACTGAGAAGGTGGGCCGTGGCGCGCGGTTCAGGCGCATCGCAACGGGCTCACCCGTCACCAAGAGCCCACTGGACCTGTACCAGCAGTGTGCATTCCTGTCGGATGGCTGCCTGGACGTGAGCAGCTATTACGTGTTCCAGGCTCGCTACGCTGTGACGGTGGAGCGCCAGCTCAACACGCACAGCTTCAAGCAGATCGTCGGCTATCGCCGCTTGGATGAGCTGAAAGCAAAGCTCGACCGCTTTGCATTCCGCGTGAAAAAAGAGGATTGCCTGGACCTGCCTGACAAGCTCTACGTCAAGCGTGAAGTGGACCTGACGCCTGAGCAGCTCAAGTACTACAACGAGATGAAGGCCTTTGCCATGGCCCAGATTGGTAGTGGCCTGGTGAGCACTGTCAATGCGCTCACTCAACTCATGCGCTTGCACCAGATCGTCTGCGGCCACGTCAAGCTGGATGATGGCACTGTCATTGACCTGCCCAACAAACGCATGGATGAGTTGCTGTCAGTTGTTGAAGAGACGGATGGCAAGCTCATCATCTGGGCCAATTACCGACACGACATTGAAGCCATCAAGCTCGCGCTTTCAAAAGAGTACGGCATGAACGCCGTGGGCATGTACTACGGCGACACGGACATGGACGAACGCAAGCGTGTCTTGGAGGAATTTCAAAAGCCGGACAGCGAGATGCGCTTTTTTGTTGGCAACCCCAGCACCGGCGGCTACGGCTTGACGCTGACGGCCGCCAGCACGATGGTCTACTACAGCAACAGCTTTGACCTGGAAAAGCGCTTGCAGTCCGAGGACCGCGCACACCGTATTGGCCAGACCAAGAACGTGACGTACATTGACCTGATGGCCGTGGGCACCGTGGACGAAAAGATCGTCAAGGCGCTGCGTGCAAAGATTGACATTGCAACCCAGGTACTGGGAGAGGAGATCAAAGCATGGCTCATCTGATTCCTTGGGCAGAGACCTTCGTGTACAAAAAACTCATGAGAATAGACACGTTGTCAGGACGTGTTTATTCATTGCCCAATGGCGTACATGTCCCGTCGGTGACAACGGTGCTGGACCGCACCAAAGACAAGGCCGCGCTTAAGGAGTGGGCCGACAGGATTGGCCAAGCCGAGGCCGATCGCCAAAAGGAGCAGGCGGCATACGTGGGCACGCACATGCACTTGGCGCTGGAACACATCTTAAATGGCGAGCCGTGGTCCGTGACCCCTGACTGGATGGCCATGACGGGCTACGAGATGGCCTTTCGCCTGGCCCGCCGGTACTTCGGTGCGATCTCCGCGATCCACGGTTCTGAGGTGGGGCTGCACTACCAGGACCGCTACGCCGGCACCACTGACCTGGTGGCCACGTACCGTGGCAAGCTGGCCATCATCGACTTCAAGCAGTCAGTCAAGCCCAAACGGCACGAGTACATCACCGATTACTTCCACCAGTTGGCAGCCTATGCCGTGGCGCACGACTGGCTGCATGGCACGTCAATCGACTATGCCGCTGTGTTGATTGCAGTGCAGGACGGAACGACGCAGGAGTTCACCACCGCTGGCCGAGAATTCTCAGAATTCAAGGCTCAGTGGATGGAGAGGCTCACTGCTGCGGAGGCTGTGCGCCCACCATCGGACTGACGGTGTCAAACGGGAACAGCGACTGATACTGGGCCCGCGCGTTGGCGTTGGTTGGAGCACCACTGCTTTGGCCAGGAGGCTTTGGAGCGGTGTCCATGAGCCCTGGCATACCACGCGTGCTCGGTGCTTTTGGCATCTGACGCAGTTGACGCGCTGCTTGGCCTTGTGGGGTAAGCGGCGATGTTTGGGCAGGTCTTTCCTGCGGTGCGTCTATGTAATTCAAGGCCGGTGTGACGGCACTTTTGCCTACCGAGACGCCAAAGGTCCCCAGGTAATTGATTACGCCGTTGGCAATGTCTCTTTTCTCTTTCTCAGTGCGACCTTTGGCCAGGAGCAGTGCCATTGCTTCGGGGTCTTTGACGGCGTTTTCCAAGATCATGCGCACGTTGGCATTGGGCAGGGCATCAAAGATTTGACGCACAGCTTTGGAGCCCGCAGAAGCTGCAATCAAGCTGCCTGGGCCGCCCGGTGCAGCGGCCGTACCGATCTGCGCACCGATGATGCGCAGGCCCAAATCAGTGACGGCGTCAGCGCCTTGAATCACGTCCTCCATTGGGATGTTGTTTTTCATGGCCGTTTCAATACGTGCCATGGGGACAAGGAGCTTCTTAAAGTTTGATAACTCTTGCAGCGTCAGCATGCCGTTGGCACGCATGATGTTGGCAATAGACGGCTGGTTGCGTGCAATGGGGTCAAACAACGCTGCCGTGTAGGCGTCAATACTGAACTTTGCGTCGGGCCCAGAGCCGTTGCCGCCGGCTTTCGTGTAGGCATAGTCGTACAGGGATGACTTAAGTCCTTCCACCGCATCTGGGCCGCTTTTTCTGGCCAAGTCCGCAAGGGCCCGGATGTCCCTAACGGGAAACCGTCCGCCCAGGCTGTCCGAGATGACCTTGATGGGGCTCTCAGCAGTCAGCAACTTGGCAAAGGCAAGCTGTTTGTCCGCAGTCTTGGACAGCAGACTGGTTTCCTTGGTCACCTGTGTCAAGAGATTTGAAGCGTGGGCCGCGTCCCGCAAGTCACCCATGATGCCCATTTTTTCCAACAGCGCCGCATTTTTTTGCGCAAACTTGGTGAGCTTATCCAGGTTCAGTTCTTGCACAAAAGTCCCAGGCTCTTTCCCTGGAACAACCCTTACGGCCTCCGCAGCGGCCAAACGCAAAACACTGTTGTGTGCCTGTCGAACAGAACCGACGTTCTCTGTTGCGGCAACGGCAAAGGGTTTTAGTTCAAGTGCTATCGGACTATCTTTTCCAAATTTAGCAACAGCATCTTTATATCGCGTGCGCAAGAACGTAACAGAGTCCTCAATCTCCTTCATGCGCATAGCCGTCTGGTCGGCACTGCCGCCAAAAGCGTTTTGAACCAGTGTCTCCGCAGGGACGCGGTCTTTGCCTTTTCCGGTTACGGCAGTCAGATTGCCGGCATAGGTCCGAGTGAAGGTGTCATTCAGCGCACGAGAAAACTCACGTGCCTGGTCGAACGCCGGGTCCTTGAGCGTGTCCAAGTCCCGCATCATGCCGTCGGCTAGGCCGCTGTAAAAACTTGCGTTGGCCCTGTCGCCTCTTCCTGCGGCTTCCCGCGACATCTCAAGAAGTCTGGAGCGGTAGTTCACTAGGTCCTGAACAGGCTGCTCTTTGATTGTCGGCATGAAGCTCTCAGGAACTTTTCCTTTTTCTAAATACAAGTCGGTCACTTTGCCTTGCCGAAACTGTTTTACTGCATCTTCAGTCACGCCAAACGAATCCATGATCTTGCGGACCTGTGGAGGGATGTCGCTGAACAATGCAGGGCCCATTTCCGAGGCCCTTGCAAGGAAAGAATCTGCTGTTGCAGAAGGTTTAAGCTGTGGCGCGCGAATTACTTGTTCGTTAAACGCCGTGTAAATCGGGCGATCTCTGAAGCGATCCCAGCCCGATTGAACCTTTGACATAACGGTAGACTTAACAGGCCTGGTCATGTCCTCTATGGTCTTGGTCCAAAGCTCAGATTCAACGCCTCGGGCCTGTATCAGGGCCTGCTCGACCTCATCTTTGACAATCCTTCCGATCTGCTGGCGAGCTTCTGGCGTGTCTTTGCTGATTTTGGCGATCTTGCGCGCAGCGTTGGCATCCGCCAGGGACAGGCGTGTTTCAAGGCCGTTGACAAACCGGTCGTAGCGCAACTTGCTTGCTGCAATCAAGCCCTCAGGACCTGTTTTGCCCAGCGCTTCGACAAGCTCTTGATAGGCCAGCAAGGCCAGCTCTCCCTGTGCTTTCGTCTCGCCGCCAAACTGGGCACGGTGATTGCCCAGCGACGACTCCAAGTCCATGAGGGCTTTGCTGCCAGTTTTCTGCCCAGAAGTGGGCGTGGGTACACCCTTTGGCATTTGTTGGCGCAGGGCCTTGAGCAGTGCTTCGGGGTCCTCGCCACTTTTTTCCAAGGCGTCCGCCAAAAGGTTGGCGGCTTTCTTTTCCAGAGACGCGCTACGCCCCTGGAAACCTGATTTGATGGCGCTCAAGGCTGTTTTGCTGGCGTCGACTCCCAACGCAAGCAGCTTGCCCACAGGAGCCACACCGGCTGTCACCTCAGCGGCAAGGCGAACACCTTCCTGGCCCGGGCGGTAGGCCTCGGCAGTGCCTCCAGCCACGCCCATTGATCCGGCGGTGACCGTCTCGCTGCCCATGAACACCTTGGGACTGCGACGAGCGGCCTCTCCCATACCAGACAAGAAGGTGGCCACACGGCCGGCAGTGGGGCCGAAAGCGGGCAAGAAGAAGGTAGCAGGTGCAGTGCCGATGCTCGAGCCGAAGGTGGTGCCGCCTTCAAAGTACGGCTTCAAGCGGGGGTCTTCTTCTCCATGGACTATCCCTGAAGCGGACTGGCCTGCCTCGTATCCGAGGTAACCGCCCAGCACTGTGGTGGCAAGTGGAATAGCTCCAGCAGCAGGCCCAATAAAAGGCGCTGCTGCAGCGGCCATGGGCATACCCACTCGGAAGCCCGCCATCGCACCGCCCACGAGAGGTGTATCACGGAGCGCGCCCTTTACAGCACCCCTGGCAATCGTTCCGGCAATGTCACCGGCAGAAGGCTCGGGAGGCCCCCCAGTGGGAAACATCGTGTCAATCGTTGACTCAGGTACTGGCGCTTTGCTGGCTGCTTTTGGATAAAAAGCAGGCTTACTTGCGTCTGCGATTTCCCGAGCCGTAGGACCAGCTTCGGGCACAACTCCGGTAGGAAACAGATCGTCAATGGTTTGTGGTTTTGCCATCTGATTACCTCGCAGGACCTGAGTATTTAGGTTGCACTACTTTGAACCCTGTTTGCGGGTCGATCACGATGTACTCCCCTGGAGGCAAGTTCTTCCACACGGCCGGATCAGTAATGGTGCGTTGTTGAATGCCAAAAAGCTCGCGAATAGATGCAATATCTTCGAGCTTCTTGATAGCCTCTTGACGGGCTGTAACACCGGTCTTTGGTTCGTCCCTGATTGATTCCTGTCTCTTCTGAAGACCCTCAACCACGTTGTCTAAAGCAATAATTTGGTTGATGTAGCCATTCTTGTTAGAAAACAAGCGGGGAGCTGTTTTAAGCTCTTTTAAAATCTGTTGTTGCTCGGCAACGGCAAAACGAGGGTTTTCTTGCAGCACGTTGACAACCCGGTTGGTCATGCTTTGTAGCATTGCAGTGCTCTGTTGAAACTCAGGTCCTATCTTGCCTGCTGCGTCCAACGGCACGTTGCGTGCAACGCCTGCCACCAGCACAGGCACAAAGCCCGTGCCTGTAGCCGCCAAGTCAAAGAAACTTGATTTGGGTGCAGTGCTGGCGATTTGGAAAATTTCCGGGTTTGCACCAGATGATGTCAAGCCGATAGGGCTCGTTCTTAAGGCAGCCGGAGACACGGCCCCCGAGGCGGAGGTAGTCGTGCTGGGGGCAGGTGCCTTATCGCCCAGGGCCTGTACCACAAAGTCAGGCAGTTCGTTTCGTTGAACGCGAATTGACTTGAGACCTGTGAGTGGGTCAGTAGATTCAATTTCAGTTTTTTGCGTGTAGTCCTTGACAGCCATCATGAACGTGTTGCGCGCTTCAGGGTCCAACGCACCTGCCGCATACAGCGGAGCAAATTGAATAATGGTATTCAGAATGTCGCCTTTATTGCCCGTTCCAAGAGGGCCCCTTTTAGGGCCAGCGTTCTTGGCATCAATCCGAGACTGCGCGGTGAGCACCTGGCCAAGCAGCGCTTGTTTGCGTTTTTGATACTCGGCGTTTTGAGCGGTAACCTGATCGATGTCCTTCTCGCCTTGCTGCAGCGCCAATGTCTTAATTTGTCGGTCAATCTTGGCAATTTCGTCAAGCCGCTTGCCCATAGCAGCGGGCAGTGTCCGAGTTGCCCCTGCAAGGCGCGACATAAAACTGCCGCGTAAGGGACGACCTGAGTCGTCTACGTTCCCGGCAAAGCCAAAGGCCCGTTGTCCGAGATCAAACAACATTTGTGCTTCCGACGCACCTCTGTCTGACCCCAAGAGCTTGTTGTACTCAGGCAACCGCGCCGCCATGGCACCTGACAGGGTAGGCGTTGCAACAGGTTGCTGCTTGAACAGCTCCATTGACGCCTTCTTGGCCGCTGCCACCACGTCAGGGGGAAACATCATCAGGTCTTCAGAAGGATTTTGTCCCACAGGGTACACACCTTCTTCGTCAGAACCCACTTGAAAATTTTGGACGTATCCGCCGCGCGCCATGGCCATAGGAGGCATGTCGCCAGGAGGCATTGGTGGAGCGCCGGGCGGGCCCGGAGGAGCGCCACCGCCCATGCCAGCCATCAAGCCGGCAATGCCGCCTTGATCAGGGGGAGGAGGAGCCATGCCCGCGTCAGGAGGCATCGGGGGCATGCCAGGAGGCGGTGCACCAGGAGCGCCACCCATCATCGGGGGCTGTGGCCCTTGGGCCATGTCTTGTGATTGGGGAAGCGCGCCGATACCGCCACCGCCTTGCTGCGCAAGGATAGGCTGCAGCATCGCCAGCACCTGCTCAGGCGTCTCAGTGGCGGCTTGGTAACCCACGAGGTCGGCCAGTTCGTCACGACGAGCGTCAATAGAGCGCATGTCGCCACGCAAGTTGTTCATCAAGATTTCAGGAGAATCAGGGCGACGCTCCATCATCATTTCCGGGTCTTCGCCCTCACCTTCGTCGTCGCCTTCATCGTCCATGGCGTCCATGAATCCTTGCATGATCCCCATGTTTTCGATGTCGTCGTCTTCTCGCATCATCTTTTTGTTCATATTGACCTCTTAGAAAAGACCAGCTTTTTTCGCGCCAGCAGCAGTTGAAACCGCGCCCAAACCAATGCCCACAGCGGATTGGAATGGGCTTGCTGACGGCTGACTTGCAACTTGAGTGGACATCTGCGAAGACGGTGCGCCTTTGTAAATGTCCGACAAGAAACCTGCCTGTTGATACGGTGCGTAGACCTTTTGCAACTCGTTGGCGCGCGTTGCATCCAACTCCTGTTGCTTGAACGCCTGACCCGCCTGACCAGTGTTGTACAGGAAGTTGATGTCGCTCTGCTGCAATGCCTGAGCCGTCTGGCCCAATGCGCCTTGCTGCACGCCAAGTTGACCCAACTGGCCGCCCAACTGACCCAGACCCTGTGCGGTGGCCTGGCCCTGAGAGAACTGTTGGCCCGCCAACTGCCCGATACCCTGGCCCAGACCCTGATACTGCTGTGCCTGCTGGCCGTAGATGCCCGCCGCTGTCTGAGCTGCCTGGTTGCGCGCTGCGCCCTGCTGCGTCATCAGGTTGGAGATGTTTTGGTTGATTGAAGCCTCTTGGCCCGCCAACGCACCGCCTTGAGACGCCAAATTGCCGTACTGTTGAGCGGCCTGGCTGTAGATGTTTGCAGCACCCTGACCCAATTGGGCCTGCTGCACGCCGAGCTGTCCAAGCCCCTGGCCGGCGGCCACCTGGTTTTGAGCCAAATTGCCGTAAAGACCCGCCGCCGCTTGGCCCAACTGAGCCTGTTGCGCGGCCTGCTGGCCAACTTGCGTACCTGCTTGCACACCCAAACCTGCTTGCTGCGCTGCCAACTGCGCGGCTTGTTGCTGCAACCCACCTTGCTGCGAGGCCACCTGAGCCTGCTGCGCGCCCAACTGGCCAATGCCTTGGCCAGCCTGCAGTTGACGGCCTTGTTGTTGTTCAAAGGCCGCTTGGGACTGAGCCTGAGCCTGGCTGTAGCCTTGTGACAAAAGGTTGGCAACCGTGGAAGCCTTTTGATCCATCAAATTGCGCTGCATCTCAGCGCGCTGAACGCCTTCACGCTCCCCGCCAAACGCACCAGACTTCACCGCTTGAGCTGCCAGGCCTTGCCCGGCAATCATGCCCTGACGGTTCATCTGCTTCATCGTTTCATCGATGACTTGCTGCTTGTAGGGGTCCATGAAACCCTGAACCGAGCTTGGGTCGTAGCCCCCGGCTGCGCCTGCGATCGTCCCAATGCCCGCCTGAAGCGCGCCTTGAGCCTGGCCAAACCCTGGCTGACGTGCAGCCTGGGACGCCATGCCAACAGCTTGTTGGCCTTGGGCAAGGCCCTGACTGATTAAGTTCTGAGAGCCACCAAAGTCGGCAGCGCCCGAGCCCACTGCCATCTGCTGCGCTTGGGTCAAGCCGCCAATACCTTGAGCGATGGCTGACGTTGCGGGCTTGAGGTCCGCTTGGCTGGACATGGCCGCCATGTTCTGGGCCGAGGACAACGCTCCGACACCACTGGCCAAGTCTGAACGCGCCGCACCAAATTGACTGGTAGTGTCGGATGCCCGCGCGCGCTGCGCAGCCTCATCCAAGAACCCAATGCCTTTGTCAATCTGGCCAATCCCAGAGGTGATGTTGGCCGTGGCCCCACCTGCTTGGCCCATGGCCTTTTGAGCGTCGGTGAACTGCGCACGGGTATCTGCTCCACGCAGGACGTCAGCGGCTTCACCGGTGGTCTTGTAAGCATCTGACAGGGCCGTGTTGGCAGCGGTCATGTAGGGCGTAAACGCCCCAATACCCTGCGTTTCAGCAGCTTTCATCGCCGCTGTTTGGGCAGGGGAGAAGCCCGCTACCTGGTAGTTGGGAAGCTGCTCTGCAAGCGTCTGGGCCCCAGGTGCCTGGTTGAAGGCCAGTTTCTGGGCTTCTTGCAGCAGCTTGAGCTTGTACGCTTCAATCTCCGGGGCTTCCCGGACTATCTGTTGGGTGGTTTCGGTTGCCATTTATTTCCCCTTGACGGCTCCGCCTTCGAGCTTCTTCATTAACTTGTACATGCGAGCCGCACCCTTGCGGCGACTGCCGCCTCCGGCGTTGCGCACAGCCTTGGCCGTGAACACAAACTCGCCGTCAGACAGCATTGCCGGAATGTCATCGGAAGTCCCGGTGCCAGGGCCGTTGATTGGGCCGTTCTTGCGCGGGAACTGCGTCATCTTGGCGTCTCCGCCTTTGGCCATGCGACGAAGCTGGCCATCGGGGCCGTAGATCAAAGGCACGCCATAGAGGCCCGACACGTTGTATGGCTGCGCCACGCCGCCAGGGCTTCGGGTCACGCCACCAGGTGTCACCATGCCCGGCTGCCCAACAGGGATTGTGCTGTAGGAGGGCGTTGGAACGACCGGGCTGTCAGGCGTTGTTGGCCTGTTGTAAGTGCTGAGACCACCTCTAAACATGTCAGGGTTATCCCGCATGTAGTCCATGCCAGTGTAGTTGCGGTCAAACGCTGGGTTCTTTTCAGCAGGTTCTTCTTTCGTGCCGCCTGTTGCGGCAATTGCGGCAGTGCCGGCCAAGGCCAAAGGACCGTACTTTGTCAGGAAACCTGCATCAGCGCCAACACCGGGACGGCTGGGCGACAGATATTCGTCGTACAGGCCCTTGGCCCCTGAGACCATCTTGTCGACAAAGCTGGCAGGCTGGGGAATGGAAGGTTTAGCAGCGGTAAGACTGTAGTTGGTGTCCGAGGCTGTTCCACCAATTCCCCTCGCAAGGTCCGCACTGGTGACGGCGGCGCTTCCACGAAGCCCAGCACCAGTGGCTCCATCCATGCCGCGAACGCCCGTCATTGGAGTCCCCTGCATGGCATACAAATCCGGTCCACTTGCACCCGCCGGCGTAGCTCCAAGGCGAATTCCAGAACCAGAAGCGTCGGCCATTCCTGGCACAGAGCCCATCCCTGGCGCAGGGCCAGGAGCGGGA